AGCAATGAGCTTGCGAAGACCGTTGCAGGCTCTATCGCAGCTGGAGACTTTGGAAGCGTCCAAGGGCAAAGAGCGGTGCTTGAGAATATCCTGCAGCCCCTGAATGCCGTCCTGACCTCCGCTGGCATTGAGGGCATCACATCTGCTGAGGGCACCATTACTAGCCAGCAAATCTTGGACAAGCTGGGGATCATGCGGGCTGGTGTCATGACACCTGAGCAGCAGCGTGCTGCATCTGTGTTCGAGCAGTTCGTTGAGACGAACCCGTCGCTTCAAATGACAGAAGATGCTGCCGCAGAGATTACAGCCGCCCTTCAAATGTCTCACCAGATGGATATCGACCGCGCTCAATACTTCAACTACATGCAGAGCCGTCTACCCGCTGGTTATAGCCCGTACGCCTTGGAGCAAGGCTTCAACCAAGAGTATGCGGAAACGCTGCAGCAGGAGAAGAGCCAGCTGTCCTCTCTCTACAAGATGGCTGCCGATACCACGCCCATGAATGGTGGACGTACGCGCGGTGAGCTCGTCACGCAGTTTATGAAGGACGTAAACTCTGGTCTCTTGGATCAGGCAACCGCGCAGGAAATCCTGTCCGGCCTTCTGAAACAGCAGGGTATTGACGCGTCTCCGATCTTGGCACGCTGGTTTATCAGGGGGACTTAAGATGGCCGATCTGGACTGGAGTGCACCGACGCGTTCGGGGTCGGACACCGTCCGCTCCAAGTACCCCGAAATTTTCGGCGGCGGGGCTGCAGACCCCGCCGCCCCATCATCTGCGGCTCCGCCGCCTAAGCCGGGCAACGACACTGCCCCACCCCCTCCGCCGAGCAACGACACGGCACCCGCCCCATTTGCCGTTAGACCACCAGCGGGTGGAACTGGCGGCGGTGGGGCGGATCGCATGCCCAGCAAAAAATATACCGACATGCCCAGTGAAGAGTACTGGCGGACGGTTGGGTCAAACGTCATGCCGGGGCTTGAGAGGACCGCTGCTGGCCTTGAGCAATTGGTGACAAGCCCGGTCGAAAGCGCAAAGGCGCTGGGCAGCCTCGGCGTCGATCTGGCTACTGGCCTTGGCTCAAAAGCCATTGACGCAGCTGGTGAGGCAACCGGGTATGGCCCTGTTTTTGACCCCAGCACCAAGCAGGAACGGGAAAGCGTTGCCGACGCCGCCTTCAACCACTTCAACTACCTCTCCGACAAAGAGGAGTTCTGGAAGCGCCTTGCTGAAGACCCCATCTCCATCGGCCTCGATGTCGCCACATTCGCCCCTGTCGCTGGTGCCGCTGGCCGGGCTGCGGGGCTCGGGAAGCTGGCAACTGGCGTTGAGAAGGTTGCGGCTCTGGGTGACCCGGTAAACCTTGCCCTGCAAAGTGCAAAGCTTGGCGCAAAGGCGGTGACGAGGCCGATCTCCGCCATCGCTAGGTACCCCCAAGCTATCGCGACAGGAACGCCCATTCAGGCTCTCAAGATTGCTGGGCAGACCGGGCGGTCGACCGATCCCGGCGCGCGTCAGGCGTTCAAGTCCACCATGAGTGGTCAGGCTGAGCCGAGGGACATAGCGCGGGCCACGGTTGCTGCCATGGAGGAAAAGCGAAGAGCGGCCAGCGACTTCTACACATCCAAAAAGCGCGAACTCACCACTCAGGAACTTTCCATGGGTGAAATCCGCAACACCTTGGACGATGCCCTGAGTAAGGCTGACCCTTATGGCCTAAGGTCAAATGCTGCGGATGTGGCAGCCCTGAGGGAGATGGACAACCTCATCCGTGGCTACGAGATGAGCCCAAACCCCGGTGCCAGAACCGCAGTGCAGCTTGATCGCCTCAAGAGGGACCTCAGGGGCATCGTCAGCCAGCTCGGGCCGTCTGAGCGTGGCGGCGTGGCCGCTATCCCCAACGCCGTGCGCGATACCATCGCAAAGGTCGATCCCACATACGCCAAGATGATGGACTATTGGCAAGAGTGGATCAGCACGATGCGCGACATGCAGTCCACCCTTGGCACTGGCGACAGGGTTTCCGAGACTGCCCGTCTGGCAAAGCTGATGTCCACTATGAAGAGTGGTGAAAAGCTGAACCTCTTGAAGCAGCTTGGGGACACTCCGTCCGGCAAGTACCTGCCTGAGATGATCGCTGGGGCGGCCTTCAGGGACATAATGCCCGCAGCCATGCAGGGTTTCGGCCTTGGCGTTCTGGGTCCAGTTATTGCGGGTGGCCCTCATGGCATCGCCGCAGCAGCCGCCGCCTCGCCACGCCTGTCTGGAATGACCCAGTATGGAATTGGCCGACTGGAAGGTGCCGTCAACGCCATACCGAAGCCGCCTGCCGCCATCACAAACGCCATGTATCAGACCATGGAGGATCGCCCCGGCCGCAAGTCCGGCGGGCGCGTGGGCGGTGACCACATGGCGGCGGCTGACCTCTTGGTGAAGGCGGCCGAACGTGCTAAGAATGACCACGGGAAGACCACCGAGCCTCTGCTGAGCCAGTCGGACGACGCGGTGGCGCACGCGCTTGAAGTGGCGAACAGGAGCATCTGATGGCAACGACAAACAAGGGCCTCAACCAGCCCACCATCGGCTCACCCGGATGGGGGCCGCCCCTCAACGACAACACCGGGTACATCGACGCGGCACTTGGCGGTGTTACCTCCATCAGCGTGACTGGTGTCGGCGCGACCCCGGTGCCGTTCACCATCACCCAGTACCGCAACTTGATCATCAAGTTCAGCGGCGTCCTGACGGCCAACGTGACTTACCAGCTGCCGTCCACCGTCGGCGGGCAGTGGATCATCGAGAACTCCACCACCGGGGCCTTCACGCTCACCATCGCGTCTCTGGGCGGCGGCACCAGCGTGGCTCTGGTCCCGAACTTCTCGACCATCGTGTCGGACGGCACGAACATCGCCACGTCGTCCGCAGCCCTGCTGGACGGGTCGGTAACCTATGCCAAGCTTCAGAACTCCTCGACCGGGTACGTCGTCATCGGCCGCAACGCTGGCACGGGCGGCATCTACGGCGAGGTTCCGTTCGGTGCCCTCGGCGCAAGTGGCGCTAATGGGGACCGCATCTTCTGGGAGAACGGCCAGAACGTGACTGCCAGCTATACCATCACCAACGGGACCAATGCGATGAGCGCCGGGCCCATCACCATCGATGCAGGTGTCACGGTTACCGTGGGCACTGGCGAAGTCTGGACGGTAGTCTGATGTCGAACCTCACTGTGCGCGCCAATGCTTCGGGTACCGGGACCGTCATCCTTGAGAGCCCGAACACGAACACCAACCAGACGGTCACCCTGCCGGACGCCACCACGACGCTGGTTGGCACCGATGCCACGCAGACCCTGACCAACAAGACCATTCAGGGCAGCACCCTTCAGGGGGGCGCGCTGACGTTGATGACGGCCAAGGCCTTCAACTGGAACGGCGTCTCCACAAATACCTTCCTTGACTTTGAAAGCATACCGTCTTGGGTGAAGCGGGTGACGGTGATTTTTAATGGGGTATCGTCTAACCTTGGTGGTTCAGCAAGAATAGTTCAGTTGGGAACTTCATCTGGTTTTTCCATCAGCGGGTACCTATCAACGTCATCAGGATTTGGTTCTGGTGTGACCACGACAAGCGCAACATCTGGATTTATTAATTACACAGCTGGCTCTGGGGACATCCTTAGTGGGACAATGGTTATTACAAATCTTTCTGGAAATACTTGGATTTCCAACTTTACAGGAAAGGTGAACTCAAGCACAACGGCGATTGGCGGTGGTGATGTCACCCTATCTGGTGCGCTAGACCGCATTCGCATCACCACTATTACAGGCACAGAAACCTTCGACGCTGGCACTGTCAACGTCATGTATGAGGGCTGATCCATGAGCACGGTCAAGGCAAACTTCTTCCTCGACAGCGCTGGCGGCAACACCGCCCAGATCAACGGGATCACACCCGCCCTGTCCTCTCAGGCACAGGCCGAAGCTGGCACCGACAACACCACGCAGATGACGCCTCTGCGGGTGGTGGACGCTATCAAAAACGATACCCTGAGCTGGAACCAAACATGGCAGACGGTGACCCGGGCATTTGGGACCAGTTACCAGAACACCACATCGAGGCCGATACAGCTTGCCATCAAAACTGGCGGCTCCGGATCACTGGTGCAAGTTTCGTCAGACAACGCGACGTGGCTGACAGTTGATAGCAACGATGCTGTAGATTACGGCCACTGTAATCCGGTTATTCCCGTCAATTATTATTACAGGGTAACACAATCTACCCCACAGATATGGCTGGAGCTTCGCTGATGGACAGCTTTTTCATAGACGCAAACGGGAATTACTTCGAGGCCATCGAGCCCATCGAAGCACCCGCTGGTGCGACCGTGGTGCCGCAAAGGCCCGGCCCGGCTTATGTCTGGTCGGCCGGGGACTGGCAACTCGACGAGACGATTGCCGCCCAGATCGCCGCCGATCAGCTTGCAATACAGCGCGCCGCCATGCGCCTATCATTCGCCCAGCTGTTGATCGGTCTTGTCACTGAGACGTGGATCACCGAGGCTGAGGGTGAGGCGTGGCTGGCTGGGACACTGCCCGGCACTGTCCTGCTGGTGATCGACGGCCTGCCTGAGGGCCAACGCTTTGCCGCCAAGGCCCGCGCCCTGCGCCCGGCAGAGGTGCTGCGTGCTGACCCGCTGGTGGCTGCTATGGGCACCGCCGCCGGGAAGACAGAAGCCGAGATCGACGCCTTCTTCCAGACCTACGCAGGAGTGTAAGCCATGCCCGTCACAATCAATGGCACTACAGGGGTGGACACGCCCGGAGTTGTGAGCAGCGGCGCGGTGAGCGGAACCACTGGAACGTTCAGCGGAAACGTCACAGCCAACGGGGTGGCCACGGAACTGCGCCCTCTGGTGTTGATGACGGCACAGAACTCCACCAGCGGCACCAACATCGACTTCACGGGCATCCCGTCTTGGGTCAAGCGGGTGACGGTCACGTTCAATGGGGTTAGCACGAACGGCGTGAACCACGTTCTTATTCAGTTTGGAACTTCTGGCGGATTTCAGACAACGGGGTACTTTAGTTACGCCGGGTACATACAGGCCTCATCTGTGGGGGCTGTGTCCTCAACGGCTGGGGCCATTGTTACTTTAGGTGTGGCAACTGTCTTTGTAACAGGCCCAGTCTTTTTTACTAACCATTCGGGAAACACTTGGATGGTATCAGGCGTAACTGCGGTGGACACCACCACCACAGACTATGTGCAGATGATGGGCGGGGGCTTCACCCTTTCCGGGGTTCTTGACCGCGTTCGAATAACCACCGTCGGCGGCACCGACACCTTCGACGCTGGGTCGATCAACGTCATGTACGAATAGTCTGACCAGCCAGATCGATCACCAGCAGGTCACCCGACCAGATAATCGGGTGATCTCGCAGGCCAAACGGCACCATGTCCACCATCTCTTTGGGGATGTTGACGCGCCGCTTGTGGGCCCGGGAACTGCACCGCCGGACCACGAACTCTCCACCCCTGTCCATGAACTTGATGCCGATCCGGCCACGGTTGTCCTTGTAGATCATCGCCGTCGCGTCCCGGTCGATCACCTCAGGCGGGATGATCACATAGGCGATCCGTGGGTGCTTGGCGTTCCTCGTCACCCGCACAGTCACTTTGGAACATCCATCTTGACCTTGCCGATATGCATCACGCTCAGCGCGATCCGGCCCATGCTGTAGTGGCTGCCGTCGGCGTTCCGGTAGAACTCCTCGACCGTGACAAAATCCACTCCCTCGGTAAGGGAAACGAACTCATCCAAGGTCCGCGCCGGGTGCTCACAGATCACTTGGTGGATCAGCCCGCCGCTGCGTGACGGCATGTTCATCGTAATCAGAAATCTGCTCATTTTCCGTTCCTAAGATCGAACAGGCGTCTGGCCTCCATCTCGATGTACGGTCTGATCAGTTCCGGCACCCGAGACAGCGCTTTGCGCCTTGCGTCCTTCCCGTTTAGGGCAAGGATCGAGACAGCGCCATCGTAGATGTATTTTCGGCACGCAGATTGTATGCCGGGCTCCTCATCCTCCATGCGGACCTGACCGCGCAGCACGCGGCGTATCCGGCTGCTGGGGCGGGTCTCATCCGTCCACATGGCCAGACCACTCCAGAAACGCGCCCCACGCAGCGTCACAGCCCAAGGCGATGCAGGTGAAGCACCCGGCGGCCTGTGCCGCCCGCAGGTACCGCAGCTGCTCGTCCGCGATGGTGGACTGGGTGTGGTCCCGCCGCTTGAGCTCACAGACGAAAGCAGGAGCCCCGGGGATGACGATATCGGTCGCCCCGGTGGTCATGCCCTCGCTGCGCTCCTTGGCGGCCTGCAGGAGCGTTCTCTTGCCCTCGTTGCGGGGATGCAGCGCCAGAGCCCCGTAGGTGTCCGGAAACTGCCTCCTGAGGCGCGAGAAGAAGGTAACCTGCTCCAGCGTCTCCTTGGGACACGTCCCGCGATAGGACGTGTCGCCATAGATCACGATGTCATTTGGGAGCTTCATCATGCGGCCTGTTGTAAGAGAAGACTTCGTAGAACCCGGTCTCAGCGTTCTTTTGGTAGGTGACCGTGTTGGGTGCTTGACCGCCCAGAGCGTCCAGTGCGGTGCGCGCCTGCTTGGCCTTGGACCACGTCGGGAACTTCATCACCCAGAACGAAAATGACCTGTATGCGGTGACCACGTCAACCCGGTCGACTGGCTTTCCGCTCTTGGCCACCATCGGCTTCACCACCCACTCGATGACCTGATCGGTCTGCATCCGGGTGGGGTCCTTCTTCATGGCCTTGAAGTCGGCTTTCAGCTTGTCGTTCGGGTTGACGATCTCGCCCTTGCACTTGATGCAGTACCGGGCCGCGATGTCGTTGGGCTCCGCGCAGTGGGGGCACTCCTTGGACGTCCAGCGGTAGGTGCACTGCACAAGATCGCCCGCCACGGTCTCCATGGCCCGGCAGCGGCGACCGAAGTGCGCTGGCATCCAGCCCCACTCAGTCTCGATGGGCATGCCGTCCAGATCGAGGAAGTACCCGTTGTCGTCGATCTCGTACCCGTCGAGGTTCGGCCGGGCGGAGAAGGTGTTCTGGACGCCACACTGGGGGCACTCGCAGTTGACCTCGGATACCTCTTCGCCGCCGCCAAGCGACACCTTGATCTCGGGCGAGAACAGGTCGCCATCCGGGCAGTGCCGCTCGACGTTCTCGGCGTAGTCCAGAACGAGGCAGTCTTCCTTTCCCGGGTCAACGCGCAGCCCCCGGCCGATGATCTGCTGCATCAGGCCCACGCTCTCCGTGGCGCGCAGGATCGCGATGACATCGACGTGGGGCGCGTCGAACCCGGTTGTCAGGACCGACACGTTGACCAGATACTTGATCTTGCGGGCCTTGAAGGCCTTCAGGATGCGGTCACGCTCAGCCTTCGGTGTCTCGCCCGTCACGATGGCGGACAAGCTGGGCGGCAGGCTGGCCAAGCACTCGTGGGCGTGCTTCACGGTGGCGGCGAAGATCATCACGCCATGACGGTCGCGGGACTGCTCGACCACGTCGGCGATGATGGCGGACGTCTTCCGGCCGTGCCCGTGGTAGGCCCGGTCGATGTCGGCAGCGTCGAACTGGCCGCGCACGTTCAGGTGCATGTTCAGTGTTTCGTACGGATCAGCGTTGATCTCGCCGATGATGGGCTGGGTCAGGTACCCGGCCTCGATCAGTTCGTAGGCGCGGATGCGGTGCACACAGGCGGCGAAGTACGGGTCGCGGGTCTGGCTCTCGGCCACGGGCCTGCCGTCCGGCCAGATGCCGAAGATGTACCCGGTCTTCATGCGGTACGGGGTGGCGGACAGGCCGATCACGCGCAGGTTGGGGTTCTGCTCCCGCATCGCCTCGATGATCGCCTGAACGGTGGGCGTGATCCCATGGCACTCGTCGATCACGACGGCGGCGAACTCCTTGCCGAAGCGGCTGATCGCGTTCTTGACGGTGCCGGGCGTGCCGAACACCACCGGGTGCCGCAGGCTCTTCTGCCCGGCGCTGGCGCTGAAGATCGAGCACTTGGCCCCGGTCGCCTTGTACTTCTCGCTGTTCTGGACGACCAGTTCGGCCGACGGCGCGAGGCACAGGACGTGCTTGCCCTTCGACACCTCGTGCACCGTGGCTGCCACCGCCTGTATGATGTGGCTCTTGCCAGCCCCTGTCGCCGCCTCGATGCAGCACGGCGTCCGGTTCTTGGTGATCCAGCCTATGATCGCGTCATGGGATTGCTGTTGGTACGGTCTCAGGGTCATGTCGGATCACCTTAAATTTCTCTATCGGGAACAAGACAACCTCATCTCTGTCGTTCACATCCCGCACGGTATTGAGGGTCTTGTTCACGGCATCGAAATGGAAGGGCTTGCTCCACTCGACCTCTAAATACAACATTGCGTTTGTGAGTTCTACAACAAAGTAAAAGTTGACCATCATTTTCTTCGAGATGATCCGGGCGATCCTCGCCTTCTCGTAGTCGAGCATGATGCTGCCGAGCTCCTGCATGCGCTCGTAGCTGTAATCCTTCCCTCTCGCCTTGCACTCACCGATGCCGCAAAGGACGCCATCCTTGTACATGACGTAGTCCATCGACGCACCCCTCAGGGTCTCGATGAGGTCAAACCCCATAAAGTCGCAGAACTCGATGCCGATGCGGCGCTCGTTTTCCTCGTCCTTGGCGCTCTGATACATCCCCATCTCAGCCCTCGATCACTTGGTCGTCATCATCCAAGTCCCGCATGATCTCCATCACGGCATGGGGGACCTTCCGGGCCGTCCGCTCATCCATCAGCTTGATGTGACACTCGTCCCGCTTGATCTTCATCTTGAACGAGAGTTGCTTATACGCCTCGCTGCGCGTCATGTGGTGGCCCTTCCACAGGGCGTCGAAGGCCGCGTGGGCGGCCTTCCTTGCTTCGTGTGTCCCGTAGCTGACCAGAGGTGCGCCACCCCACGACCAGAGGCCGCAGTGGTCATGCCGGATGCCGTATTGCGTGTCCACAGCGCGGGCGCGGCTGCCGCACCGGGGGCATGTCGGGTGGTTCATTTCCCGATGATCCCCCGCAGTGCCTCGGCGTACCCGTCACCATGATGGGTATACGCCCTTCCTTCTTGTGCTGGCTCGCAAACGTACTTGCCACGGTCCATGCCCATCTCGTTGTCCTCGCAAAACTTGGCGCAGTACTCGACGGTGTCGCGGCGGCACTTCTCCAGCTTGCGGCGCAGATCGACGTTGATCGCCCGCTGGCGATCCAGCTGTTCCTGAAGGCTCACTTCAGCCCCCAGAAGCTGGAGGGCTTGCCGCGCCACGGTTCGAGGTTCGCGCCGGGGGCCAGTATCTTGATGGCCTGAGCGTAGGAGATGGAGCCCTTCTTTTCGGTCTTGGTCAGCTTGCGGCCGCCGAAGATGGCGTTCTTGCCCTTGGACATCTCGACCATCTTTTCCAGAAGCTCTTTCTTGCGATCCTCGGCCTTGGCGATGGCATCGACCACGTCGGTGTACTCGGCCACCATCTGCATGGCGCGCGGCGTGTCGATGATGACGCGCGCATCCTCCAGATAGTCGTCCGGCTCGTCGCAGGCGGCCAGAAACTCCATGTAGAACTCGCGGAGCTTGGGCAGCGTTTCGGCGATGAACTGGGGGTCATAATCGACCACGATCAGCTTGGCGTCCCTCGGCGTCCACTGCCAGAAATAGCACTTGGACCGACCAGCGCAGAACATCTGGACCTGCATCTGGGCGTGGTAATGCGGCTGATCCTCGACCGATTTGAAATCGACCGGGGGCTCATCGGCGCGCAGGCCAAACGGGCACTTGATCTCCACGTTGAAGTCATCGCCGACGTACCCATCCGGGCTTGCGCCCAGCCAATTCATCTCCGGGTGGACGACGAACGTCGCCGGGGTGATGACCTGACCGAGATGCGCCTGCAGGTCTTCCATGGCCTCCATCTCGTGGGTGATGCCCCACTGGGTGGCAATGTTGCCGTCCCACTCGCTGGGTGCCCCATGGTACTGCCGGACCATGCGGCGCATGATCTCGGCACGTTTGAGGTTGGGGTCGATGTCGAGGATCGCGCCGACAGCCGATCCGGTCACCCGGCCCTTCCGGGCGGTGAACCACTCTTCGCTGCGCTGCTCCATCAAAAATACCCGTTGGCCTGAGAGCACTGGGACATCAGAGCCACGCAGATGACGATGGTGGCGCAGATGATAAGCATCGTACGGTTTTCATTGTTCATGTCGATAATCCTAAGGGGTTGAGGGGGCCGCCCGAAGGCGACCCCGGTTTTCATCAGAACGGGATTTCATCGTCCATACTGCGGCTACCGCCACCGCCGCCCATACCGCCACCGCTGGTGCTCGAAACGTGCTTCTCAAGCGCGGCCTGCGCCTTGGCGATATCCTCAGCCGAGGTCTGCGGCGCGGTCTTGGGGGACACAGCGCCGATCCAGTTGCCACGGGCCATGTCGCCAGTCGCCCGGTCGCGCATCTCCCAGATCATGACCTTGACCACCATGGGCTTGTTGGTCAGGCACGACGTCAGGCTCTCATCGGTCGGGGCAACGCCCTTGGCCATCAGCTTGCCGCCGCAGTTGGTGTCGATGGCACCCAGCATCTTCTTCGCCTTGTCGCGCTTCGCAGCCACCTTGTCGGCCTTGGCGCGCGGGTCGGCATCGGACACCCAGAGCTTCTGGAAGACCTTGCGGTTGTTGTAGTCTTCCGGAGCCAGAACGTTCCACCGCAGCGAGATGAAGCGGTTGCCTTCCTGATCCTTGTCCCACTTGGCCTCGTCGATGGCCGCCAGAACAGAGGTCTCGGCCGGGATCGGCAGGAGGTTACCACCACCCGCGTCAAACTCGCCCGAGCCTGCGGTTTCTTTGACGTCTTCGCCGTCTGACAGGTTCCAAAAATCGCTCATTTCCCAGCTTCCTTATTTGCGGGCTTCGACATGTATTGGGCAAAGGGGTTCTCGCCCATCTTGACTTCCAGCGGTTCGCTGATGCCGAAGCGGTTCTTCGACACGTTTGCCGCCATGGCGTGGACGATCAGCTGCCGCGTGCCGTCCGAGATCGCCTTCTTGAGGTCACCGTCGCCAGTGACGAACGTCTCCAGCCGGAGGAAACCGACCGCGTCCACGTTGTCGATGTACGGCTGGGTCGATTTCTCGGCCATCCGCATCGCGTACTTCGTGTAGGGGTTGGCATCCGGCGGCTCAATCCGCACCGTCTCGGCATGCGCGACGAACACGATGTTCATCCCGCGATCCATCATCAGGCCGCAGGCCTTGCGGACCCGGCGGTGCTGACTGGCGACCATGTCGCGCCCGGCACCGAAGCCACCATGCGCTTGGTTCAGGCTCTTCGCGCCCTTGGGGTCTGTGTCCAGCACCCAGTCGGTGAACAGACTGTCCAGCGTGGTCACCGTGTCGATGACGCAGGTCTGGTAGTTGTGATCCTCCTTGACCAGCGCGACCAGCTGGGGCCACAGATCATCGGCGCTCTTCAGCACTGGGAATGCATCCGGACGGCGATCCACCGGGACGGCCTGCAGGCCATCTTCGGAACGGATAAAGATCGGTTTCGGGAAGGTTGCGGCAAGGCTTGTCTTGCCAAGGCCAGCATCACCAATGATCGTAATGGCGATGGGCCTGTCAGTCGGTTTGGTGACAGTATCGAGAATACTCATCTTCGCTCCTCTTCTTCTCAACAGCATTGACGTTACGGTGACGTTGTGAGATTGTCAACACATGAAACGTGACCAAGGGGACAACGACAATGTCGCAAAGTAACATAGCCACCATCGAAGAGGCCGCAGACGTCCTGCAAAAGGCCATTGAGGGTGAGCTTGCACGCATCCGTTTGGCGCTTGCAGATCGCACCCTGTCGAAGGTCGCACAGGCCACCGGGCTCCATGAGAACACAGTGCGTAACATCGCGAAGGCCCACGGCAGCACGCCCACCGTGGAAACCATCGCCAAGCTGTCCCAGTACTTGTTCCCGCTGAACGCCTAATCAGCCATGCATTACAGAGATTTTTGGGAGGCCGGGCATCAAGTCTTCGGCCTGCACGGTCGTGGGCCGGACGGAAAATGCGAGTGCGGTAATCCGCACTGCCCTGAGAAGTCGCTGTTCAAACACCCCCGGGTGTCGAACTGGCAGCACACACCCCACTGGTCGGAAGAGCAGCTGGAGACCATGGAGCTCATGGGCCAGTTCAAGACCGGGTACGGCGTCCTGCTGCGCGATATGCTGACGGTTGACGTCGATGCGCGCAATGGCGGGCTGTCCAGCTTGGAGTTGCTGCTGGAAGACTACCCGGGGATCGCCGCCGCTGGCCTGATCGTCAACACAGGCTCCGGCGGCGGATCGAAGCACTATTTCTTCAAGGTGCCCGTGGGGGTGTCTCTGGTGATCAAGCTGGAGAAGTATCCCGGCATCGACTTCAAGTCCGGCGCTGCTTTCGTGGTGGGGCCCGGCTCCATGCATGCCAGCGGCAATCGCTACGAGATCGCTTTGGGCTCCCCGGCGGACATTGATGATGCCCCAGCTGACCTGATCGATGCGCTGCGGGTGCCTGAGAAGCACCGGGCAGACATCGGCGGCCAGACGGTTGACGTGTCCCACGGTGATCTGGCCGAGATGCTGTCCTACATCCCGAACGATGATCTGGACT